TCCTCTTCTTCTTCGATGCCGGCCATCTCGTTGATGTCGTCGGCGATTGCTTGCCAGTCGACCTGCTCGTACTGATCGGGGCTCTTGAAGTCGGGCGTGCCGTCCGGAAGCGCATCGACGACGAAGTCTTCTGCCTCGTCGGCGTCGAATCCGTCGCGACTCTGCGCTTCGCGCACGGCTTGTCGATAAAGTCCTTCGTCGTTACCGAGCCACAGCGCGACGTTCCACGTTTCCCAGTTTGCCCATCCTTGATACTCGGCCATCGTTTGCTCCTTCACGTATCCGTCGGGGTACCCGCGTGAGCCGGGCACCACGACCGACAGCTCTTCGTTCGCTGGGCGGATCATGTCCTCCCATGTGAGCTTGTGGCGGACCCACCATGAGGGCACGCCGTGCCCCCAATCACGCGGACTCAAGCGTGCGACCATCTCGTAGATTTTCTCGCCGATCTTGTCGGCCTTCTCGCGTAGCTTGTCGAGGCGCGTCTGATCCCCGCGACCGACCCACGAGCGCTGGTAGTTCATGCCGTACTTCATGCGGAGCTTCGACTCGAGCTCTTCGAGCTCGGCGTCGGCTTTTTCAAGCGCCGCGTGAAGGTCGTCCCATCGTTTCTTATCGGATGCTTTCGGCATTTTTCGGCCCAGGGCGGAAGTCTATCCTAGCGCTCACCGCCGTGGAAGCCTGCGCTTTCGTCGGGTTTTGACGCTAGATCAGGCGAAATATTCATTCGGGGCTTGTTCGAAGCGCTGCGAGTTGCTACAACGCGCCCCATGAAGCAAATCGTGTCGAACGCGGATGTCTTGCGCCTCGCGGCCGAAGCGCAGCTCGATCCCCGGACGGTCAAAAGGGCTGTCGAACTCGGCGTCGAGCGGCTGCACGCAATCGCGGCTAAGGAACGGCTTCGATCCGCCGCGGCCAAACTAAAAGTCCGCCTCAAGTGAATAGCCGAACGATCCCTCCCGTCTGACGCCACAATGGACCAATTGGCTCTAGATTCTCAAGACGACGAAGCTCCCGGCCCCCGCGCCGAGCTCTGCGATCCGGCCGTCACGGTCGCTTTCATGCTCGCCGGAAACGCTCACGTGACTTTCCAGTCACGTCGGACGGACACGCGATTTACGTACCGCGTACGCGCCGCCGAACGGCGCCCCGGCGACACGCGCTCGTGCCACTTCGTAGCCGTGCTGACCGGCCCCGACTACTACGAGTACCTCGGAACCATCTTCGACGGCCGCGCGTACGCGCACGGACGGAAGAGTCGGCTCGCGCCCGACGCGCCGAGCGCTATCGCGTTCGCGTGGGTTTGGAAGCACCTCTCTGCGGGGCAGATGCACCCGGAGCTCGGCGTGTGGCACGAGGGCCGCTGTGGGGCCTGCGGTCGACGGCTGACCACGGTGGAGTCGATTTCGAGCGGCCTCGGGCCCGTGTGCGCCAGGAGGCTCGGGCGATGATGGAGCTCGTCGTAAGACACGGGCAGAAGGCTTGGGTCGTGCAGTGGTTCGCGCTCTCAGGCAAAAGGGGCGGGATGGTCTTCTTTGAGCGTGAAGCGGCGAATGAGCACGTTGTCGGGATGAGAGCGATCGACGGTGTGATCGTGACCATGCCGCTTGAAACCGAGTGCGTGCTCAACGACGCCTCTTCGGTGTTGGAGAGCGCGCGATGAAAAAGCAATCCTGGCAGCAATGGGTGCGCGCTTGCGCGAAGGATCCCTCGAGCCCGTCGGAGCTCGGTTCGCAATCGCTCGGCATGCTCACCGGGCAAGACACCCGCGCCCTCGACGCGATCGTCTCGTGCTGGGAGCTCTACGCTTGTAGCGACGAAGACGGGCAACGCGGCGCCTTGGCGGCCGTCCGTATGCTGCTCCCTGCGATGCAAGCGACTACGCGGTGGATGGCCCGCGAGCTCATCCCATTCGCGCTCGATTGGAACGACCGAGAGCGGCTCTGGCCCCTAGTCGTCCCGTGAATATCCCCACCTCGAACCCCGTCCCAGAAACACCCACATGAGCGTCACCGTCAAAAATCTTTCCCCCGACCAGCTCGCAGCGTACAACGCGATCATCGGGTGGATCCGCGACCCGGACCGCGATCTGCTGAGCCTTGCGGGCTTTGCCGGGACGGGAAAGAGCACGCTCGTTTCTCTCGTCGCCGAGCAAGTCGACCTCCCAGCTTTTTGCGCGTACACGGGCAAGGCAGCGAGTGTTCTTCGCCGGAAGCTCAACAAGGGCGGCACTGAGACGATCGGGGCGCAGCCCCGTAAGAACGGGGCGATGTCGACCGACGAGAGGCCGTTTTGCGGGACGATCCACAGCCTCATCTACCGCCCGTGCGATTGCCGCGAACCGAAAACGATCGAAGTCCTGAAGCCGTGCCCAGAGAAGGACTGTACCGCTGAGACCTTGTGGCTTGAGGATCGCAGCGAGTGCAAGGCCGGGCACGTTGGCCTCGTCAAGACGCGCAAGGCGTTCGATGCGCTCGAACCGAAGACGAAGTTCGTCCCCGTCGTGAAGAACGCGGACGGCTCGTGCAAGCTCTGCGGGGGCAAGGAATGGCTCCGTCGCGATGTACTCGATCGCGACTACAAGCTCATCGTCCTTGACGAAGCCTCTATGGCCGATGATCTCATCGTGCGCGACCTGCAAAGCTACGGGGTGCCGATCCTCGCCGTTGGAGATCATGGGCAGCTTCCACCTGTCGGAGGCACAGGCTCGCTCATGAAGAGCCCGCATTTGCGGCTCGAGAAGATCCACCGGCAGGCCGAAGGAAACTCGATCATCGCGCTCTCGAAGATCATCCGCGAGACGGGGCGGATCCCGGACACGTTCGACGGCGGCGAGGCGGTCCGATTCGCACGACTGCGCGACATGGAGCGGATTATCGAGGAGCGGTACAGCAACGCTTCCGCTGCGCGCTTGCTCGAGATGGGGATCGCGTGTTACACGAATCGTCGCCGCGTGGGGCTAAACCTCATGGTGCGTCGAGCGCGAGGCACTTCTCGCGACGGACGCGAATTTCCACGGGCGGGAGAGCACCTCGTGTGCCTTCGGAACATGAAAGGCGAGCAAGGGCGCCCGCCTGTCGCGAACGGGATGCGCGGCGTCCTCACGACCGACTTGCGCCCGAAGCTCATCGAGGACACGCACGGCGAGTTCGAGAACGAGCGCGGGAAAGCGGCGCGCGAGAGTGAGACGCAGTTCGTCGGTGAGGTCGAGTTCCCGGAAGATGACATCCGCGCGTACACGTACGAGATGTTCGGGCCGCAGTTCAATCGCGAGAAGACGTACTCGTCGCCGGAAGAGCTCGCGCGGGAGACGGGGATCCACTCGTTCTCGATGGCGGGCGCTCTTTTTGATTTTGGATGGGCAATGACTGCGCACAAGTGTGTTGATCCGAACACGCTAGTCGAAACACCGGACGGCCTAGTACGTGCCGGGCAGCTTCCGCCGAGCGGTAGAATCGCCACTCCGACTGGATGGGCGATGTACCGCAACTTCGTGCGCAACCGACGCGGGGCGATGTTGGAGCTGCACACCGCAGACGGGTACGCACTTCGTGCGACGCCGGACCACGGCGTCGACGTGTGGGATCCGAGCGCGGGCTACGTTCGCCGTGAAGCGAATCAGATTCGCCCGGGTGATATCCTACGGCTTCGTCTCGGCGCGGAATTCGTGCGAGGAACCACAACCCGTCTGCCAAATGGGCGCCCGCAAGACGTACGCGCGAAGAAGTACAAGCTACCGAAGAGCTGCACGGCCGACGTCGCCGAATTTTTCGGGCTCATGGTCGCCGACGGGACCGTGTGGGCGAGAGGCTTCCGTCTCGCGAAACGGCACAAGGACGTTGCGGATCGATTCGCAACTCTGTGCCGCAAGCTGTTCGGCAAAGCGCCGTCCAGGTTTTTCAAGCTGGGCGCGCACCATGTAGAGATCAACTCGGCGTTGATCGCGGATTGGCTCCGCGACGTAGGCGGTATGACACCGAACTCGAAGAACGTCCCCGATTGTATTCTCGCTTCGCCTCTCGGTGTCCAGGCGCGCTTCCTTCGCGGGTTGTTCGAGGACGGTACCGTCAACATGAAAAATGGGCTCCTCGACCATATCGAGTTCTCGTCTACGGTGCCGGAAGTTCGACGTACGGTGCGCACGATGCTGTTGCGGTTTGGGATCGTTTCGGGTTCGACCGATCATCGCCAGAGCAGCGTCTACATTTACGGCGCATACGCCAAGACGTTCGGTGCGCGGATCGGGTTCGTGTCAAAGTTCAAACAATCGCGCTTGAAAACGCGGGCGCCGATCGGTACGCGCTACACGATTCCTCTGCTCGATGAGGAAGAGCATTTGGCGCCGCAGTCCGAGCGCCTCGCGATTCAACGCCACCGCGCTCCGAAAAGCGTTCTTGCAGATCGCGGCGGGTTCCACCATTCAACCGTCAAGAGCGTATCGAAGTACACGGGCGAATCGTGCTGTGTGGAGGTGCCCGACGGACACCAGTTTTTGCAAGACGGTTTTTGCGGGTGGAACTGTCAAGGTTCCGGCGTAGACGATCTCCTCGCGGTCGTAGAGCGGCCCGGCCCTGTAGATGACGATACGTGGAAACGCTGGCAGTACACGATTTGCACGAGGGCGGTGAAAAAACTCACCGTGTTGAAATGAGCATGTCGACGTTCGAAGAAGCAGGAAGGATGACGCGAATGGGATCGACAAAAGACGACGAGGAACGCGGACCTACGTATCAAGAACTCCACGCGAAGCGAATGCTCGGTCAGGGGCTCACACCCCATCCCTCGAATCTCGTGGCGATGCGGAGACGAGCGCCGAGGACCGTCGGCACGCCCTCGAAGCGGATCAAGAAGATCGGCGGCCCGCACTTGAAAACCCGAGCGCTCAAGCTCGAACGGGAGCTCGCACTGCAATGGCTCGAGAACAAGAAACGATGATCGTTCCATTTTTGGACCTAGTGACCAGCATCGTGTCCCCGGGGGCGGCCGCGGGCATGCTCGCTGATCACAAGTTCGTGCTAGGGGGCATGATGATCGGCGTATGTGTCACGTCAATCATTCGATATGCAGGACAGGCCTTGAAATAATGAGTGGTTTTCGCGTCCTCGAGCCTGTCCCCGGTTCGCCGCTCTGGGCGGTCGTCGCTGGCTATTTCAGCCCGAAGCTGAACCAAGCGGCGCGCAGCGTCCCCGGCATTCGATGGGATGCGGCACGGCGGATGCACGTCGGCCACATCGACGCGATAGAACAGCTCGTGCTGCGACTACGCGAGATGGGTCTCAACACGGACGATGCCCCGGCGAACAAACGTGCGTGGCCCCACAACCTGTCCGTCTCGTACGATGGGGCGCGCGAGTATCAAAAGGAGGGGATCGACTTCTTGATCAACCAAGCGGGCAGTGGCGCGCTTCTCGCGTCGGAAATGGGCACGGGAAAATCTCTCCAAGCCGTCAAAGCCGCGCGTGCCTTCAAGCGAAAGACGGTCATCGTCTGCCCGGCGCACGTACGCGGGGTTTGGGAGCGCCCAAAGACCCTCGACGACAAGGGCGGCGAGCTCGCCAAGTGGTGGCCGAAAGCGCACGTCTTCGCCCCCTACGGCGTCAAGCCGTCGCCGATCCCCGGGGGTGCCGACGTCGTCGTCATCCACTACGACATCGTGCACGCCTGGGTCGAGTCAATCCTCGAATGGTCAAAGAAAGGCTTGACGAGCGTCTTCGATGAGAGCCAATTCCTGCTCTCTCAAACGAGCCGGCGCTCGAAGGCGTGCAAGGAGCTTGCAGATCACTCGAGAGGGCGGATTGCCCTCACGGGAACGCCCCCCACCGACAAAATCAAGGATCTCTTCAACGTCGTCGACACGATCAGCCCCGGGCGGTTCGGGGGGTTCTTCGACTTCGCTCGACGGTACTGCGATGCGCGCCAGGTAGAAATCGAGGGCCCCGAGAAGACGAAAAAACTCGTCTGGAACTTCGACGGGCGCTCGAACACCAGGGAGCTGCGTCAACGGCTTGACTGGTTCACGCTCAGGCGCACGAAGAGGGAAGTTCTCAAAGAACTCCCCGCATTGCAGCGTCAGATCGTCGATGTCGTCGTCCCGCCGACGAACAGGATCGCGATGAACGCGCGGATGGTAGGCGATCGGCGTCAAATGCGAATGGCGCTCGACAGCGCCGCGGACGGCAAGTTCAAGAGCGTTCTCGAGCTCGTGCGGGGGCATCTCGAGGCGGGCCTTCGCGTTGTCGTCGGTACGTATCGGCGGGCCGTGTGCGAGAAGATTGCCGACACGCTTGCCGATACGGCGCCCACGAAGTTCATCCACGGCGGGATCCCGATTACTCGGCGGGGCAAGATCCTCGACGCGCTCCGAAAGACCGAGGGGGCGTGTTGCCTTGTTGCGAACATCGATTGCACTTCAACGGGCATCGATCTCACGTTCGCGAGCGTCGCCGTGATGGCCGAGCTCGTGTGGGAGCCGCGCGATCTAGTGCAGTTCGAAGCTCGGCTTCATCGATTCGGAGCTTCAGAGATCGAGCCCGTGCTTGTTCAATACGTAATCGCGCGCGGGACCGGCGACGAGCTCATCCTCCAAGCGGTCATCAACAAGCTCGACAACTTCCTCGATCTCGTCGAGACCGACAAGGGGGACGGGTTCAAGGAGGCGCTTTCGGGCGAGAAAGACGAAGGGCTCTCGCGGCTCGCCGCGGCCCTCAAGAAAATGGGAAGGAGTGCCGCATGATACCGATGCCGATGCCCATGCCGATACCCGTGCCGATGGCGGCGCCGCAGCGCGATTGCGTGGTGATCAATCAACACACCTACTGCCGGGACGAAGAGAGCTCCAATAAAGTAGCAGGAGAGGCGCTCCTGATCAGCGCTGCCCTTCTCGTGTGGGCCGCGCTTTTTGTCGTGTGGGCCGCGCTTTTTGTGTGGTTGGCCGCCGAAAGGGATAAGCCGAAACTAGCGGGTGCTGTGGTCCTCGTGCCGCTCGTTGTGGCTGGGCTCTATTTACTGATACGGTCGAAATAATGGGCAACAAGCAAATGCGCGCCGCAAGGGGCGTACCGACGACCGAATATGTGCGTTTTCAACCGAGAGGTACGTCGTTATTTCGACACACGAGCGACACGAGCGAGGGGCGCTTACCGCCCGGTTATGTGTTCGCTTACCGCGGCGCCAATCTGATCGAGGTTTTCGGGGACTGGTCGCCGTTCCATAGTAACTGGCGGCGGACTGCGGCGCGCATGGAAGTGATAACCTTTTTGGGTTCGGGGGCGTTTGATCCGGGCGACGCGGAAGGTATCGCTGTGCGCCCGCGAATAATCGTGCGCCGTGAAACAATGGAAGCGTGGTTGAAGCGCCAGGTGCGCGACAACAACGATCCCGAGGTTCGAGATGCGGCGCAAGAGGCGCTAGAAGAATGACCCTGAGATCCCCGTGCGTGTGCGGCTCCGAACCAAAACCGCCCGGTCGTCGAGTTCGTTGTCGCCTCTGCGGCAAGGAGTACGGAACGAACGCGCACGTCTGCCACGCGACGGGCTGCAACGTCCCGGTGCCCCCAAAGATGCTCATGTGCCGTCGGCACTGGTTCATGATTCCAAAGGCTCTTCGAGCCGAAGTCTGGGCCGCGTACGTGCCCGGCCAGGAGGTTCGAAAAGATCCGACGGACGAATACCTCAAAGTTCAACGGCGCGCGGTCGAAGCGGTCGAGAAGCGAGAAGGGCGATGACGAAGGCACCCCCCATGGAATCCGACCAAGACGCGGGGCTCTATTTCTGGCGTATCGGTCTCGAGGATGGCTCCGAAGTTCGGGCCTCGAATCGTGCGCACCCGCTCTTGCCGCTATACTGCAAAACGCACGATTGGTGGACGGATCGAGCGTGTCCTGCCGATCACTCCGATCGCCCGCCCCCGAAATCTCGGAGAAGTCGATGATCGCTTGGCTTCGCCGCTTGTTCGGGCGTCGCGGGCGTCGCGAATCGAACGAGTACGCCGCCGCGCTCGGGCGTCAGCAAGACGCGATCCTTCTCGAGTGGATCGCCCGCCGCGAACGCACGGCCGAGTTGGTCTCGAAGCGACCGCGATGAAAATCAACTACTCCCTAGGCGGTTCCGTCTCCATCGAACTCTCGCTTATCGAAGCGCGCGCGCTCCTCTACGAACTCTCGAACGTTCGTGGCGGGGCGCGTCTACCGAAGCTTAGACAAGTGTGCGAAAGCCTTGAGAATCTGTTCGTGCTTTTGAGCCCCCGTCGCGCGAGCGTGAATACTCGCAAGCTGAAGATCGTCTGATGGACAAGATGAAGCACGTTCTTGACCTGTTTCTTCGGGCATGGCGCTACTGGTTTCCGCGCCCACCGCAGACTCCGGAGGGCAAGACGCAAACGCCCGAGGAGCGCCGTGCGTTCCTACGAGAGTGCGACGACGCCTATCTGCGCCACTCTGGCGCTGGACAGTGCGAATGGCACGGACACTTTAATGGCGAGCGGACTCTGTGTTGCGTCCACCACAAAATCCTAGAGAAGCGAAAAGAAGAAGATGCCGCGCACCGAGCGACCGCGGAGGTTTCAAAATGAGGGATCGTTGCGGGTGCTGTGGAGGGACGCGCCTAGTTGACGCTGTCGACAACTTCGGACGGCAGTACCGCGGTTGCGCGTCGTGTCGGATACTCTCGCTCGCTGAGATCGAGGCGATCGTGGCTCAAGGAAGCGACCGGCGCGAAGCCGAACAGCCGAAAACTACGGTGACAGCATGAAGCACGTGCGCCGGTCACTGAAGACGAGTCGAATCTACGAAGGGAATTTTGACCTATGAAAATCTACGTCGCGTCCTCCTGGCGGAACCTCCTGCAACCCGGGATCGTGCACGCGCTTCGGCGATGCGGTCACGACGTCTACGACTTCCGACACCCCTCGGAGGGCAATACCGGCTTTCATTGGACCGAGGTGGACCCGGACTGGAGCTTCGAGAATCGCGGCGTCGTCGAAGGCGAGCGCTACCGCAAGATGCTCGCGCACCCGATCTCGGCGAAGGGCTACGAGTTCGACATCACGGCGCTTCGGAACTGTGAGGCCATCGTCTACGTCCTCCCGTGCGGGCGCTCCGCGTCGTGGGAGTTCGGCTACGCGATGGGGCAGGGGAAGAAAGCCTACGTCGTGTGGTTCGAGCCGCACGAGCCCGAGCTTATGTTCCGCGAGGCGACGATCCTCACGAGCATGAACGAGCTATTCGATGCGTTCGGAGAGCCGCTCGAACACGGTCAGGAGCACGGAAACGAATCTGGAAGCATGGTCGCAAAGTGAAGCAGGAGCGCGAGCAGGCTATGGGCGAGATGGTTCCGGCAGGGGCCGTACGAGTTGATTCTGCGCTACCTGCCGTCGTGCACTGCCGCCGGTCTCGTCATGACGTTTACATCGGACGCCCCTCTCCCTTCGGAAACCCGTTCGTGATCGGCAAGGATGGCGGGCGCGAAGAGGTGATTCGCAAGTACGAGGCATTTGTGCTGGGAAACGCCGATCTTCTTTCCCTGGTGCGACGAGAGTTGAAAGGGAAGGTGCTCGGGTGCTGGTGCGCCCCTTTGGCGTGTCACGGAGATGTGCTCGTACGACTCGCCAACGGTGATTTCGGCGTCTCCGTCTGGACGATCTCCGTACACGGTTACGGGGAGTTTGGCTTCGTAGGCACCGAACTGGAGGCTGAGGACATGCGCATCCACAAATCGAGATGGGAGCAGGGTGCCGGCAAAAAACGATATGAGCGCGTCGCGACACCGAAGGAGATGCGACGGCACGAGCGGCACGGCGGGTATCCGTTGCCGTAGCGGAGAATCGACTCATGACGCAATCGAACAAACTGAAGCAGTCTGAGGAAGAAAGTATCCCGAAGGTGTCTCCAATCAATTCTGTGCCGGAAGGCTTCCGGTGAAGGTCGGCCCTCTCTTCAAGTGGTTCGGCTCCAAGTGGCAGAGCGCGAAGCGATACCCGGCGCCCAAACACGAGACCGTTGTGGAACCGTTCTGCGGCGGTGCTGGATACAGTCTCAATCACTGCGACAAGAAGGTGGTCATCTGGGACGACGATCCGAACGTTGCTGCGCTCTGGGGCTGGTTGATTCACAGTGCTACGTCAAGCTCCGTCTTAGAAATCCCGGTGGGGCTTCCCGTTGGATTCGATATCCGCTCCACCGGACTTGCCTCGGGGCAACAGCTTCTTCTGAAGCACTGGCAGCGCAC